CAGGAATGTGGGGCATCGGAACGCCCGAAGATTTGAATTACTTCCTAACGCACAAGGATAAAGCATGAGCATTATAATTGAAGTAGGTGCTAACAGTGGTTCCGATACGGTTTGGGGAGTATAAGTTAATGTTTGAGATAATATCTCATCGCGGCAATCTAGACGGGAAAGATCCTACCCGAGAGAATACTATTGAAGCCATTACCGGAGCAATGTCGCTAGGCTATTCAGTGGAATTCGATGTTAGAATGCACGGCGATACTTTTTGGTTTGGGCATGATTATCCTCAGCGTCTAATTGATTTAGGCAGATTGACTGATCTTATAAAAAGTTATGGCGGCACATTATATGCACATTGTAAAACTATCGAAACATTGCAACATTTTGTAAATCAGCATAAACAGGGAGAGCAAATTGTTCCATTTTTCCATGATAACGATGAATGTGTTTTACTCCGAACAAATAAAATATGGGTGCATCCGAAAATGCATGACTTAGCCGACTACTATCCAAATGATACAATCCTGGTATGTCCTGAATGGTTCGATGCATTTTGGATGAATACTGGGTTCGCTGGTATATGCACGGATTTTCCTAATAAAATAAAAAGTAGTATTGATGAAAGGTCTAAGGCAAAACGGCAATGAAAGTATCAGTCTTAGGAGCATGTGGCCGAATAGGCTTACCATTAACTTGGATTATAGCTAATGCCGGACATAAGGTTTTTGCTATTGATCCACAATTTACCATAGGGTATAAATGTCAGGACCCCGACATGCCTTTTCCGTATGTTGAGGATGGATTTAAGGCCGCCAATATGAAAGAATGGAAAGAACCATTCCAGAAAAATGTTGATTTTACCTCCCTGTACGTAAATATAGACGAATCAGATGTAATTGTGGTGATAATCGGAACGCCAGTTGATGGCGAAAACAATCCTAGGATTGAAAATATTGTAAGTCTATTTAAAGACGTTATTATACCAAGGACAAAGGAAGGTACCCTCGTTATTCTGCGGTCAACAGTTTCGCCTGGCGTAACCGATCTTATTAAAAACATGTATGAGGAACAACGGCCCTTCCTGCGAGAAGGTGTAAATTATTCTTTGGTGTTTGCTCCGGAAAGAGTATCACAAGGACACTCTATTGCCGAAACACCAGAATTACCTCAGTTGATTGGTGCTTTTTCTGATTCGGGATTTAATAAAGCCAAAAACTTCTTCCGTAGCTTGGGCGTTTTGATTGCTATGAGATTAACCCCGCGCGAAGCAGAGTATGGCAAGCTTATTACAAATATGTATCGATATGTTAACATAGCTTTGGCCAACGAGTTTTATATGATTGCGGCACGCCAAGGTGTTGACGCGCACAAGGTTATAACCACAGCAAACTTTAACTATCCCCGAATGCATATGCCTCTGCCTGGTCCAAATGCTGCTGGCCCATGTCTCTTTAAAGACGGCAAACTCCTGGTGCAAGATGTTCCGTATGGTGATTTGATCAATGTTGCGTTTCATATCAATGAAGGTATGCCACAGTTTATGTTTAATCTCATGATGGAGAAAGCACAGACCGATAGGATAAGAATTAAAACCGTTGTTATTCTAGGTATGTCATTCAAGCCAGGAAATGATGATATAAGGTTTAGCGCAAGTTACAAACTTAAGAAAATACTCAAGAAGAATGGAATAAATGTTCTAGAAGTAGACCCATATGATCCTTCTAAAATTCTTAGAGGAACACCGCAGCCTACTATTAAAGAAATACAGTCCGCCGATGCATTTGTTGTGATGACTCCTCATATTGATGTTATTACTTATTTTATAGATGTTGTGTCTATATTAGGAATAGATGATGAAGTTATAATAGTTGATGGCTGGAAATCTATAACCAACAAATCAACAAATGGCGTATATACAGTGGGAGATTATAAAAATTGGCTAAAATCCTAGTAACTGGCGCAGCAGGTTCCCTAATGCAGGCCGTTATACCTCGGCTCCTCGAACAGGGGCACGACATTGTTGGTGTTGATAATCTATCGCGCCATGGCAAACCAATAGGTGAAGTGCAATCGGCCCGATATAAGTTTATCCGAGCAGATGCAAGTAGTGATATATCGATAAACAGTATATTTACTACTTATCGTGAGTTCGGTGAGCCTATTGAATATGTTATTCAAGCCGCCGCCACCATTTTTGGAGTGGGCGGCTTCAATAAACATTGCGCTGATATTTTATCAAACGATTTGGATATTCAGACCAATATGCTTATGCACTCAGTTAAACATGATGTGAAGAAATTCATATATATCTCATCGTCTATGGTATATGAAAATTGCGCGGCCACGACAACAGGTAATAAAGAGGATGAACCCCGTTCTGCCCCTGCCCCATACACAGATTATGGTCTAAGCAAGTTTGTTGGTGAAAGACTATGTGCTTCCTTTGAAAAGCAGTATGGCTTAAATTATTTGGTTTGGCGACCATTCAACATTCTTACACCAAAGGAAATTGCCGATAATACACAAGGTTATAACCACGTATTTGCGGATTTCATTGATCAGCTTGTTGGTGAAAAGGTAGAAGAATTGCCTATCCTCGGTGACGGACAGCAGGTGCGTTGTTTCACTTGGATTGATGATGTTGCTAAGATGATCGCGGAAAATTCACTAGGCGATACAGCGCACCAACATTATAATATAGGTACCCACCGGCAGACCACTATGCTTGAATTAGCTGAAATGATACATAAAATTGCGGTAAAGAAGGGCCTCCGCACAAACACGCCCCTAGAATTCAAGCACATCAATCCATATGTGCATGACGTAAGGTGGAGAATGCCGGATATCACTCGCATTGATTTGGAATTTGAATTTATTCCGTCCGTTACATTGGAACATTCCTTAGAGGAATGTGTTATGTATTATGCGAGGACCAAAATCAAGTGGTAGAGAAAATTACAACGGGGTTCAATAAAATTCTAATGGAACCAACACTCAACTTTCCTTTCGAGGAAGGACACGAGGCCAAATTCTTGGCCGAGACGTTGATTGAAACAATGATGGATGCCCCTGGTATTGGCCTGGCGGCAAACCAGATTGGCATACCGTTACGTGTATTTGCATTTGTTGATCTTAATACAGAAAAACCGCAATCACCAAAGGTAATATTCAATCCCGAATATCTGGGGTTTTCTGGTAATCAAGTTAATTTGGAAGAAGGCTGTCTGTCTTTCCCTGGCTTGATTGCAAGCATTAGTCGTCCTGAAAGCATTAAGGTAAAATACCAAGATGTTAACGGAGAAGAACATATTTCAATTTTAGGTGGAATGAATTCTCGTATATGGCAACATGAGATTGATCATTTGGATGGCATTTTATATTTTAACCGAGTGCCTCGAATACAGCGCGACCGCGCATTAAAACAATGGAGAAAACAAAATGGGAATTCTTAAGAGATTATTTGGATACAAAAAAGCACTAGTAGATAAAGTGTGGAATGCCGGCACATCCGACGCCTATTACCGCGCCGGTTATACAGAGTATGTTGCAGTTCCTGCACAAGACCATTCCGGTGAGTATGTTGTGGAACCGGTGGCTAACCGAACCAAGCCTAGGAAGGCAAAGAAATTAAACAAGGGCCTCGTCAAAAGGACGACCGCCGCCAAACCAGCAAAGAAAAGAAAATGACAACAATAACGTTAAATGAATATGATGATGAGATTTATACCCGCACCATCTGCCAATGCACCAGTAATGATTGTGATGTAGATATGTCATTATCTATTACTGGTATGGGTGACTTGGAAATTGGTTTCCATGTTGAAATGAAGTCATATGCGAATCATGACTTTGATAATGCCTTCTCATATGCAATGAAGGATTACTGGTGGAGACTCAAAACCGCGCTCAAGGTATTATTTCTTGGCCATATAGAACAAGGACATTCTATTATGTTGAATGAAAAAGGCATAAAAGAATTCCGTTCTTCGGTGGAAGAAGGAATAACAAAAATAGAGGAACATTGGACAAAAAAAGACAAAAATAAAGAGAAGGTATAACCTTCCCAGTATAAAGAGAAAGCCGCTGAAAGCGGCTTTCTCTTTGTGTAATTAGACTGTCTTGTTTGGAATGAACCAAACAATAATTGGGGTCAGCATAGCAATAACTGCCGTAACTGCGTCTGGAGTGATTCCAAGATCAACGCCGAACCATAGGTTGGCAACTGATAGAACACCCATTATTAGGGCCACGAGGGCTTTGTCGAATGACGTAAACATGTTTATTTCCTCTCTAAGTCAGGGTTAATGCATTATTCTGACTTTCATACTGGTATTTATATCCAGACGATATTCCAGAACTAAATATAAGGAATAGATCAATGAGGTAAATAGATGAAAAGCAATGTAGAACTGGTCATGGACTGGGTTTTTGTCCATGAAGGCGGATACGCCGAACGAGATTCCGAGCCAGGAGGCGCGGTAAACATGGGTATTTCTTTCGTGGCATATAAAGATGCCTGGAAGAAGTTTAAAAGGGCCGGTGAACCGACATTTGCTGACCTTAAAGCAATGCCGCGTGGTTCCGTATATGATGATCGGCCAATGGATGCGGAAGATATTTACGCCGCTTGGTTCCTAACTCCAATTTCATTTGAAACTCTACCAAGCGGCGTCGATTATTGCATGATGGATCTTGTGGTAAACTCTGGAGTGGGTGGCGGCATCCGTGCCCTGCGTAGAAAATGGAAGTTTGAGCCATTGGTATCAGGCAAGATGGATGCTAAACTATTGTGGGCCCTAAAAGCCCGTGATTCCATCCAAGTCATTGATGATATTTGTGATGCGCGCCTATCTTTGATGATGAGTTCAAAGAAGTGGGAACGCTTCAAGGACAATTGGACTAAGCGTGTTGATAAAGTACGCACCCGAGCAAAAGAAATGGCCAGAAAGGAAATTCCATAATGACTAATAATCCAATCAAAAAGGGTTTCACCTCCGTTGAATTCACTAAGTATGTTGCCGATCTTAAGCCAGTCAAGTTTCTTGATACAGGCACACCAATTGAGGGCATGACATTACACAATACCTGGATGCCAGACCTTAAGCGCGTCAAGGGGTACCTTGATTCAAAGAAATGGACCGCAGAACAGTTAATTGATAATTGGTGGGTTTCCTATCGCAAAATGAAGTGGCGTTCCGGCCCACATATTTTCATCTTTCCAAATGGCAAGATTTACGTAGCTACTGCTTTAACTGAAAGAGGAACACATTCTCCTTCATATAATCGCGCCCGCTTCGGAATTGAGGTTATCGGCAATTATGATACGGAAATACTTCCTGATGATATGCGACAATTAACGATTCATTGTTTTGCCACACTATACAAGGCCTTGGGAATGCGAGCAACGGAAAAGAACTTTGCTTTCCACGGAGAAGATCCAAAGACTTCACATCGGGGCTGCCCCGGAAAGAATATTGGTACCAAAGCCAAGTGGATTTCCGATATAAACGCTGATATAGATTCAGAAAAACACAAATAACACTAGCATTCCTTATCAAAACGTGCTATACTGTAAGCTACTTCAATAACACGGACTAGCTTACATTGCCATGGAAATAGATAAACAAATTCTAGAAGCCTCGATTGAATTCCTGGACGCGGAAGGACTATTTGCCGACAATATCAAAGAGATATTAGCCGAGTCAAATCAGCTTGATGCTGGACAAATCCCGCACAAAATACTCCTATCAGGTGATGGGGTTCTAAAAACCAAAATCATAAAAGAAAAGGTAGTGTTACAATGAATTCACTGGAAACAGTGTTGCGTCAACGAACTTATGATGGAATGATTGAAAAGGTCATTCGCGTAAAAGATCATGAGAATTCTTATACGTACACAACTGACACGGGATATAAGGTTACGTACGTGCCAGAAAAATGGATAACCGCGGGTGTATATGATATGGAGATTGAAATAGATGACCGACATTAAACTTTTAAGACTCGTTACCGGCGAAGATATTATCGCCGAAGCAACCCTAGGCACCACCGATTGGACTATGAAGAACCCAATCGTTGTTGTTGCGATGCCCGGTCCTGCCGGTCAACCACCCAACATAGGCTTTGCTCCTTGGATGCCATATTCAAAAAATAGAACTATGACTGTTTGGGATAATAACGTTATTTGTGTAACTGAACCTCTTGAACAATTTGTAGCCCAATATAAGGCAATCAATTCAAAACTGGATATACCGGTAGTAAATAAACTCATTCTTCCAGGAAAATAATGACTGAAACATATTACACCAATGTGCAGGTAATGGGCGGCAAAATCCTTTACCGTGGTATAGAAAATGGTCGGAGAATACAAAAGAAGTTGGACTATAATCCAACTCTTTTTGTGCCCGGTAAAACAGAAACCAAATATCATGGTGTTCTGAATGAACCATTAAGCAAAATCAATCCAGGCAATATAAGAGAAACACGCGAATTCGTTGACAAATATTCGGGTGTTGAATCTTTTCCAATTTATGGACAGAGACGCTATGAGTATTGCTATATCTCCGATAAATTCAAAAAGATGATTGATTGGAACCTTAACCACATTGTAGTGGCAAACCTCGACATTGAGGTAGGTTCCGACGATGGATTTCCCGAGCCAGATGTGGCAAAGGAAGAAATCACCGCCATAACCATGAAACGGGCCGGACACTTCCATGTATTTGGTATTGGCGAATTCACACACAGCAGAAACGATCTAACATATGTTCGATGCACCGATGAAGTTGACCTTCTAGAGAAATTTATTAACTGTTGGTGTGAATTGTATCCTGATATTCTCACGGGTTGGAACACGAAGTATTTTGACACGCCATATCTGGTAAACCGTATCGTCAAGATACTTGGCGAAGCGTCTGCAAAGAGACTTTCGCCTTGGGGGCACCTTCGGCTCGAAACGTCGGAATACATGAAAGTGGAACGTGCAACATACAAAATATTAGGTATTGCCGCATGGGACTACTTGCAACTATTCAGGAAATATTCAAAGGGCGGCTGGTCACATGAAAGTTATAAGCTTGATGCAATTGCCTTTGATGTATTGAAAAAACGTAAGGTATCATATGCCGAGTATGACAACTTGCGTAGACTATACAAAGAAAACCACCAGTTATTCATTGAATATAATATATCGGACGTAGAACTGGTCGACCAGATTGATGCAAAGGAAAAGATTATTGATCTTTGTTTAACAATGGCCTATGACGCCAAGGTAAACTATGAGGACGTATTCTCACAGGTTAGAATGTGGGACGTGCTTATCTACAACCATCTAAGAGAAAAGAAGATGGTCATTCCTCCAATGGCAAGCCATTCAAAGAATGAAAAGTACGCCGGCGCATATGTTAAGGAGCCAATCACAGGCCTGCATGAATGGGTAGCATCGTTTGACTTGACCAGTCTGTACCCGCATTTGATCATGGAATTCAATATTTCGCCCGATACATTGGTGCATCCCGCGGACTATACCCCAGGACTGACTGATATTGTACGCACTATGGATATTTCGGTCGACGATTTGCTTGTCTCGGCCGCCAAATTCCGCGAACCGCTGGTGGCAGAGAACGTCACCCTGACACCAAACCAACAATTCTTCACGTTAAAGAAACATGGCTTTCTTCCTGAAATCATGCAAATGATGTTTGATGATCGTAAGAAATATAAAACACTCATGTTGGAAGCCGAAAAAAAGGCTCAGAAAGAGAAAGACCCGATCAAAAAGAAAGAATTTGAAAATCTTCAATCTAAGTATGATAACTTACAACGTGCCAAAAAAGAAGCTTTGAATTCCGCTTATGGCGCTTTAGGAAATCAATGGTTCCGTTACTTTGCTATTCCTTTGGCCGAAGGTGTTACTTCATCGGGCAAACTGGTTATTCAGTGGATTGGACAAGCAGTCAACCGTTATATTAACACAATTCTGAAAACCGATAACGTAGATTACATCATTGCCTCCGACACGGATTCAATCTATGTTAATATGCATGGTATTGTCGAGATGGCATTTCAAGATAAATTGGCGGATACACCGGTTGAAGATGTAATTGCCTTTATGGACAAGGTGTGTGCTGATAAGTTTCAACCATTCATTGATAAAGTATGTGTCGAATTAGGACAGCACCTAAACGTATATGCCCAAAAAATGGACATGAAACGCGAAGTCTTGGCCAACAAGGGTATTTGGACCGCAAAGAAAAAATACTTGTTGTATGTTTATAACAGCGAAGGTGTACAATATGAGGAGCCAAAGTTAAAAATATCTGGATTGGAAGCTATCCGTTCCTCAACACCAACGGCCTGCCGATCCAAGATTAAAGAAGCCCTTAAGATTATCATGACCAAAAATGAAGATGCCTTGATTGAATTCATTGCAAACTTCCGCGAAGAATTTGAAACGTTGCCGTTAGAGGAGATTGCATTTCCTCGGTCTGTTAATGGTGTTGAAGATTATGCCGGCACCGAAACAAATGCGGTGTATTCCAAGGGTTCTCCAATTCAGGTCAAGGCCACATTGTATTATAATAAAGCCATCATAGATAGAGGCCTGGAAGGAAAACATGAATTGATTAAGCAGGGCGAAAAAATCAAGTTCATTCAATTAAAGGAACCAAATGTTTTTAGAACGCCCATCATTGCATTTCCCGTAAGACCGCCCGAGGAGTTTAATCTGCCATCGGTGGTTGATTATGAATTACAATTTCAAAAGTCATTTATTAAACCACTTAGGCTTGTGATGGATAAAATAGGGTGGAAAACAGAAAAAACCAATAGTCTAATGTCGTTCATATGAGCCTCAAACAAATGAATGCCCTTATCGGCGGAAACACCGGCAAAAGGAAAGCACATGATTTTTACCCAACACCAAAATGGGCCGTGGATGCAATTCTTGATCGAGTTACATTCACTGGTTCTATTTGGGAGCCAGCATGTGGCGATGGCGCAATCTCAAAGAATTTGATTTCTCGTGGATATGATGTAAGATCAACTGATTTGATTGACCACGGGTATGGTTTTTCTGGCTTTGATTTCTTGAAGATGCAAGAGCCATGGACAAATATCATAACAAATCCTCCATTTAATCTATCAACCAAATTTGCGTTGCATGGACTAAACATAGTATCTGATAAACTTGTGCTATTAAACAAGCTTTCCTTCCTTGAAGGAAAAGTCAGGCGCGATACTTTATTCTCACAAAGGAAACTTGAAGTAGTTTATATTTTCGGCGAACGTTTGAATTTTGATCCTAACAGCACGGGCACAGGAATGATGGCCTTCGCCTGGTTTGTGTTTGATAAAAAACATGAAGGACCCGCGCGGATAGAATGGATTTGATTGACAATATAACGTCAACCTGCTATAATAACCACTAAATAGTTGTTCGGACGGTCCAAGCTGGAAGTCCTTTTAATGGAGAAACATTATGGCCAAGAAAGCCGCACAAGTACAAGACACATCTGAATCTCTTATGAGCGAACTGTTATCAATAACAGGAAATGAATATGGCGCTGCAATTGTTGAGGATGGCGTTGCCGCTGGTGACGTATCATACTATATTCCCACAGGCAGTTTTACACTAAACGCATTGTTATCAGGTTCCATATACGGCGGACTTCCTGGAAACAAAGTGTATGCCTATGCAGGTGAACCTTCAACAGGAAAAACTTTCTACGCTCTAGCAGCAGTCAAACGATTCCTTAAGGATAACGAAAAGGGATTCGTATTCTATTTCGAATCTGAATCCGCAATTTCAAAAGATATGGTGACGGCGCGTGGTGTTGATACTAAGCGTATCGCTATTATTCCTGTAGCCACAGTTCAAGAATTCAGAACACAATCACTCCGCATTCTAAACAAATACCTTGAGTCGCCTGAGAAGGGCCGGCCACGTATTATGTTTGTTCTCGACTCATTGGGCAATCTGTCAACCACCAAAGAAATGACCGACATTGCCGAGGGCAAGGAAACCCGCGACATGACCAGACCGCAGCTTGTTAAGGGCGCGTTTCGTGTTTTGACATTGAAGATGGGCATGGCCCAAGTCGGTATGATTTGCACCAACCACATTTATGACGTTATAGGTTCTTATGTGCCAATGAAGAAAATGGGTGGTGGTTGCCTGGTGCAAGGAACAAAAATACAGACACCTAGCGGAAATAAAGAAATAGAGAAAATTAATATTGGGGACAAGGTGACAACATTATTTGGCGATAAGATTGTTACGGAAACCTATATGTTTAATAATAAAGAGGTATATGAACTGACTCTTGATAGCG